CCATTTTCGCCAACTAATCTTGGCCCATCAATTGCACCGCCTGTTGCTAATCCAGTGCCAATAACACTAGGGCCAAAAAATCCAGCCACAGAATCAAATAAAGAGCCGAAAAGTTTTGATGCTTGCGCTTTTAATTGCATGTACATCATGTCTTTAATCATGCTACCCACTAAATCTTTAAAATTTAATTTTCCAGTTTCAACAAAATTTTTAAGTGCTGCATTCATATCGCCAACAACCGCCTCAAAACCTGCTTTACCAATATCATAACTTTTTGCTGATGCTTCTTGATAACGCATCATTGCTTCTTCCCATCCTGCAACCCAATCTCCTTGACGTTTAATTTCATCATCAATATTTCTTTGCCGTCTAGCATTAATAATATCTAGCGAACTTAATTCATAATCTTCTAAATTTGAAATTGTTTCCATTTTTACATCATACAATTGTTTTGCTTTAACAATTTCTTCAGATGGGGCCAATTCCAATTGTTTTAATGCGTCAGATTTTTGATTTTTATATTTATCTTGAATTGCAAATTTTTCTTTTTCAATATCAAGCAAAAATTTTTGTTGATTGTAAGCATTTTCTGTTAATTTAGATTTTTCATTTTCCAAATCAATTTCCATTAATAAATAATGTCCGTTTGTATATTGCCGACTTTGCTCAGCATCAGCCAATTGCCTTACTAATTTAATTTCTTCATTATATTTAGCAATCATTTTATCGCGAGCTGATTGCTCAATTGTTCGGCCAGCATTTCCTGATGATCCAGAAGTTGGCGCAGTTGGAGAAGTTGCTTCGCTGCCTTCTTCATTACCGCCAAACATACCCATTTCTTGTGCTGCATAACCAGCCGCAGCACCAGCAGCCGCTAAACCAAGTAACCAAGGATTAGAAATTGCTAACATACGCATTGCATTGGCAAGTTTCATAACTCCTTTAACAGCGGAAACACCAAATGCAAATAACATTACTTCACCAAGATAAGTAAACCATTTTGCCATTACTTCAATGCGATTTTCATCAGGTAATTTGTTTATTAAATTACTAATTGGCTGCATTGCTTGCATTGCTGCAACTTCCATATCCATAATAAATAATTTAATTTTTTGAAATGCAGCACCAGCATTTTCAACAGCTTTTTGTTGCTCTTTATATCTTCCTTTTAAATCTTCAGCATTTTGAGCGAGAGCTTTAAAATCTACGCCTTTGGCAGATTTTCCAAATAATTGCATTGCAATTGCGTTGCGCGTTACGGCATCTTGAATTCCAGCAAGTCCGGCAACTGTTTTTGATCTTAATTCATCGCCTGATAATGTCGCTAAATCGTGAACAGAAACACCAGCAGCTTTAAATGAATCTCTTAATTTATCACTGCCTTGTGCAGCGTTATCAATTGCAGAAGTAAATGATGATAAGAATTTATTTGCATCATTAGCACTGCCACCTGATGCCTCTAAAGCATGTTGAAGTTCAATAATGCTGCCAATAGTAGTATCGTTTGCATCTGCTAAATCCGACATTTCATCAGCGACAGAAAGAGCATGTGCGCCAAATCCAACCATTGCCGAGCCAGCAATTGCAAAGACTGTTTTTAATTCTTCAACAGTCTTTTTTGTTTCTTTAAGATTGCGTTTAAACGCTTGGCTTTTTTCGTCAGCAATAGCCAAGCCTTTTACAAATTCGACGGTATTAATTGCAAGCGCAACACCTAATCGCGCAATATTGCTACTCATAATTTTTTATCCTTCGATTTTTTGGCTTGGTATTTGTTTAATCTACTTGCAATTGTTTCGCTTAAATTTCTCGTCATATTAGAAATATTAGATTCAAAAGTCGGTCGCAAAAATGGATGGCCCGGCTTTTTTGCATCTCCAAATTCTTCGCTTAATGATGCTTTTGATCTTTTTACAGAAAGAATTGCAATAGCTGCATCATCTTTTAATATATATTTTGATTGCTTGTCTTTTGCATTTGGTCGCCTTGCATCAACTTTAATGCTTGCTCTCATTTGTCCGGTATCAACTCTGGCTAATGATTGCGCTTGAGATGCCATTCCTTGCATTGCATCACGAACAGCAGGAATTAGAACTCGTTTATTTACTTCTGTATAACCGAATTCTTCTCCCAATTGAATTAGAAGTTTTTGGAAATCATCAAATCCTTCTGTCGCGATTGTTTCAGTTGTCATTTTTATTAAATTTATCAGTTGCACCGGGCATCATATTAATAAAATTTAAAAGTCTTTGATTTTTTTCTTCTTCTTTTTCTTCTTCAGTCAATGGCTTGTAAATATAATCATAAGCAATGCCTAAAATTTCTTTTAATTCATAAGCCTTTGCGCCATTTGACCGAATGTAATTAAAAATTCCAGTTGTTAAACTGCCAAATGTTGTTAGCAATGTTTTATTTCCAATTAATCCATCATTAAAAGCAACCATTACTAATTCAAAATCATCTTCGCTCATTGCATCTGGATTTCCTCCATGCGCTAACATATATGCGCGAGTTTGCAGACGCAATGAGCTTATTAGTTTTTTCTAATTTCCTCGTAACCGGGTGAAATTACTTCAGTAATTTTCTTCATCAATTCTAATTGAATTGCAAAAGGAAATTCAGAATTAATATCCTCATAAGAAATTGATTCCATATCAAATCCTTCTTGAGCAGGAACTAACAATCTAATCATTTCAGTAATTCTGTGTTCTGTTTGAGCAGTCAATTTCGCCAATGCTTTAATTGATTTACCATCAACAATTGCATCATCATCCACAAATTTAATTGTTTCGCTTTCAAGTTCAGATTTTTTTTCAAGAAGCGGAGCCATCATTTCCGCAAATTTACTTTCTGAATTAACTTCATTTACTCGATTGCTAATACCTTCCATTTCAGAAGATAGTGGAACGCGAACTTTAAAATCTTGACCGCCAAGTTTAAAAGATCGAGTGCGAATGTTGTTTTGGTTAATGTTTAGTGCGCCTGATAATTTCATTTAATATCCTTTTTTATAATTTGTTTGTAAATTTGATCGTTTAGTTCGCAAACATATTGCACCACTTCAAAAGGCGACATTACATCAGCATGTCTGGCTGCAATTTCATGAACTAAATTAATGCCGGTAATTTTTTGCTCTGGAAAACCAAACCAATTTTTATTGCCTGTGTTTACTTGGCTAATCAAAAAGCCAAGCAAGTCTTGAGAGCTTGAGATTTGTGTCATATTTTATCTAAAAAAAACGCCCCGAAGGGCGAAAGGGGTATTAGTTATTTGACCAGCCGTATTGATTGCCTCGCGGATGAACGGTAAAAATACATTTGGCTTCTGCGCCCGGAGCTGAATCAATTTGAAATTGAGAAACTCTGCCATTAAACGCATAAGCAACAGTATTTGTTCCGTCAACAGCCGCAACAACAAATGTTCGATCAACAGTGCCGCTGTAAGCATCGCCACGAATCAAAAGCAAACCGGCATCAGATGGATTCCAAGGCGCAGTAATTGATAAAGACGTTGGTGCAGACTGTACCGGAATCTTATCTGATTGCCGCGATCCAGCAATTGAAAATGATGCTACGCCATCATCTTGACCAAATGCCGGAACAGCCTCTATATTAAGAGCGACACCAGCCGCGCCTGTGCCATTGGCAGCAGTGCCAACAATAGTAGCAACAGAAGCCGTCCAAACTGAAAGGTTTGCAGTTGTCAATGGCGTTGGAGCCGCGCCGGATTGCATCCAAAATGAAGCGGCAAAACCCGGTAGAACTTTTGCTGGAATAGTCATGATTAATCCTTAAGCGTTATTTGACCAGCCGTATTGACCGCCACGGGGATGAATTGTAAACATTGCCTTGGCCTCTGCGCCCGGAGCAGAATCAACATCAAACTGGCTCACGCGACCGTTGAAGGCATAATAAACAATGCCAGTGCCATCAGTAGCAGAGATCACAAACGTGCGATCAATCGTGCCGCTGTAAGCATCAGCGCGCATCAGCAAAAGATTGGTGTCGGCAGGGTTCCAAGGAGCAGTGATACTCAATGAAGTTGGAGCAGATTGCACAGGAATTTTGTCAGATTGACGGGAGCCAGCAATACTAAATGATGCAACTCCATCATCCTGACCAAATGCCGGGATTGCTTCAACATTAATCAAATTGCCGTTTGTCGCAATAGCGGCAACAGAAGCAACCAAAGATAGTTGAGCAGTTGTAAGAGGCGTTGGCGATGAAGTAGGTTGGCAATAAAGAGCCGCGCTGAAACCGGGAAGAATCTTATTCGGGAGAGCCATTTTTATTCCTTAGAAAAAATTTATAAACTGTTTTATGCTGGAATATCAATTGTGCAATCCATAAAAATAGAATGCAATCCAATTTCATTATCGTAAGTATTATAAAGCCAATTTACATCAGCTTTTGAAATATAAAAACCAGTTACACCACCAAATTGCCCGCTGTATCCATGAAGCTGCTGCAAAATTGTATTTGATAAATCAAAACCATCAGAAAGATTAACGGTAAAAATGCTAATCTGAAAAATTGGTCTATCAATACTTTTATTGCTTTGCGTTGTTCCGGTAAAAACTTCTTGATGAACATTCCGCAAATTCCAAGTTATAAATTTTGGCTGCGTTGCAAAATTTCGATTGAATGAAGCGTAAACAGGAACCGGATCAACAATAGATGTTAATTGCGCCTGAATCGCTTTTGCATATTCGCTCGGATTGTTTTGCGTTGCCATTTTATACCTTGGTCACTGGATCATTGTGATAGCAAAGAAATGTAATTGTCATGCGATCATTTGCTTCAACTGCACTTTCAATTCGCCAATCAAGATTGCGCCATTTAACAGCGTAAGCATGTTGCGTATCAGCCATATCACGAGTGTATGGAGTATAAGAAAAAGTAAAGTAAATCAAATTTTGATAAATACGGTATTTATCCGTAATCGTTAAATTTGTTTTTACTTCTTTAACTAATGGCCTAGATGCAAATTTTAATGTTTCAGTAGTTACAGTTTCGCCAAATGTCGAAGTGCTTTCACTTAGATCATAAACTTGCACATCTTCATATCGAGCAATACCCATTACATCACCAAAGGTTTATAAGGACGAAGCAAAGTATTTACGCCAAATGGCAAATCAGTTAATTTCAATTCAGTAGTATTGCTGCGATTATTATAAAGATGCGTGTATAGCAGCAATCCAGCTTGTTTAATAACTGGATAATTCGCCAATGCACTTGCTGCCAAAGTGTAATCAACAATTACCGGAGAAGTCATTTGCGGATTAATATTGCTTGGCAAATCAGAGCAAATAACTTTTGAGCCGGTTGAATCATAAAAATATGATGATCCTGAAACCGTAGTTAAAACTGGAGTTGTTGAATCATCATAATATTTTACTGAATCAATTGTTACACCTGTTTGACTTATTTCCGGCAAATCTAAAGAAATAGGGGAGCCATACAAAGCTGAAACACCATAATAAACACGGTAAGAAACGGCGC